AAAGATACTCTTTATAGAGTTATTCGTGATGGTGACGTTGTTCTAGTAGATTAAGCCTAAACCGAAAACCAAAACCCTTAAACTTAAAACATAAAAGAAATTATTAATTATTAAAAAAAAAAAGAAAATGGAAAAATTTTTGTATTTTAACACAGGAGGTGGTTCAGACGCATCAACTGAATCTTTTACTTATCCAGTTAGCTCTTTAAGAGGTATGGATATTGCAACTGGAGATTTACTATTGTACTTTACTCCTATGAAAATTACAGATGTTGCTACATCTGATGTAGTTGACGTTGTTACTTTGGATGTAACTGACACTAACCAAAAAGCAGTTATGGCTTCTATATCTAGAGCTATAAATGCTACTGGGCCTCAATATAGTGATGGTTTCATTGTAGTTTTTGACAAAGACGCTGACCCAGATATTAAGTTAAATGATTTAATTACTGGTTGCGCTCTTACATTAGCTGCTTAATAGCAATTGAGACTAACCGCGCAAGATTTGCGTGAAATGAATATCCTTAAGTATTACAGGCTCACACGAAAGTGGGTCTGTAAAACTTACGGGTTAAAAGATGCAGATTTAGAATTATTAATTTATTTAGATTGTAAAAAAAGATTTACACGAAAAGATTTTATGGATGGAGTTTACACTTATTCATGGGATAAAACAAGATGGGACAGATTAAGAAGAGATGGTTGGATAGATACTTGGAGACATCGTAATAGAACTACTATAATGTACTCAGTATTTAAAACATCTTTTAAATGTTCGCAAATGATAAGTAGAATATACAGAATACTACTAGGTGAAGAAGATCTACCAACATCTGAACGTAGTGTATTTTTTAATAACAAATCATATACAGATAAAGTTTACAACAAAGCTATAGATGATATGATAAAAGATAACACAAGATAATATGGCATTTAAAATGAAAGGACCTTCTTTGTATAAAAAACCTGTTGGACCAAGAGCAACAAAGAAAAAAGTAAAACAAGAACCTGGCGGAGTTGAACTTGACCCTGGTTTTGAAGATCCTATAAAAATACAAAAATTACAAAGAGAAGGGTTAATACCTGGTTCTCAAAAATTTATAAAACGAAAATAATATGGCATTTAAAATGAAAGGACCATCATTATTAAAGATGGTAAAACAAATGAGAGAAAACTCACCTATGAAAAAAGATGGTGAAGGAACGGCTATAACTAGAGGTTTAAAAAAAATTAGAAAGGACCTAAAAAAAGATAGATCACCAGCAAAACAAGACTTAGGTAGTCTTCAAACTAATAGAAATAAAGAAGAAGCTGCAAAGTCATTAGGTCAAACAATAGAAGAAAACAAAAACATTAAGAAAACACGTCTTGGTGACAAAGTTGACGCGATGTCTAAAAAAGAAAACACACAAACAGGTGATTTAGACTATAAGGGTGGTAACTTTGACGAAGCGTTTGCAGACGCTAAAAAATCAGGCGCTAGAGTGTTTACACATAATGGTAAAAAGTATACTACTCAAACAAAAAAAGAAAAAGAAATGGATGATGCGCTTGTAAAAATACCAAAAAAGAAAATACAACCTTTACCAACTAAAACCGATGCTGAGTTGAAAGGACCAGAAGATAGACCAGATCCTACTTTTGAAGGTACTGATGAATTTAGAAGTCTTGACGAGATAAGAGCAGATTCTAAAAAGAATAAATAATATGGCATTTAAACTAGGATCAGAAAGAGGTAATTACGCTGTAAACGGCGAAATAAAAAGCAAACTTAGTTTTAATAGAAAACCAAGTAGTGATGCTTCTTTGCCTGGTGTTCCAGTTATTAGAAAAGATTTAGACGAAGGAGTACTAGGTGAAGCTAACGCTGATGGTACTATATTTATTAGTAACGAAATAATACCTGGTAGTGAAAAAGAAAAAGAAATACTTGCACACGAGATGGTTCATATGACTGATATGAAAGTTGGTAAGTTAGCTTATAACGATGATTATATTAAGTGGAATGGTAAAACGTATGAAAGAAAAGATGGTATGATAAATTATGAAGGACAAATGATACCAGAAGGTGATAAATCTTTTCCATGGGAGCAAATGCCTTGGGAATAATAAAATAAAAATATATGTTAGATAAAATATTCGGAGGTGGTGCTGCTGACCTCGTTAAAAGTGTAGGTGGTGTTATAGATAATTTACATACATCTAAAGAAGAAAAATTAGAAGCAGAAAAAAAAATTAAAGACATGATTATGGGTTATGAGGCTGAGATGCAAAAGCAAGTAACTGAAAGATGGAAAGTTGATATGAACTCTGATTCATGGCTTAGTAAAAACATAAGACCTTTAGTACTTATATTTTTAGTAGTATCAACAGTATTAATGATATTTATTGATGCTGGTGTTATTGCTTTTGAAGTAAAAGATACTTGGGTGGACTTATTACAACTAGTATTAATAACGGTGATTGGTGCTTACTTCGGTGGTAGATCACTAGAAAAAGTAAAAAAATAAATTATGAAATCAAAATTTTTTAATTCATCAGTATTATCACCGACTGTAGCTGCATCAAAACAAAACTCTGCTTTTGCAGATGGAGATATTGTTTTTGACTGGCAAGGTTTTGAAATACCTAAAGGTACAGCAAAAGTTCTTGGTGCTACAGTTATATTAAGAGCTAAAAATGACGCTGGTCAAACAGTTCAACCTGCTGGTTTAGACTTGTTATTTGCTAAAGGTCCTGTGCCTGATGCAACGCCAACTTCGCTTGGTACTGTAAATGCAGAAATAACTAACTTTGCTTCAACAGACATAATAGGTGCAATGCCTTTTAGTTCTAACGATGTTTTTGGTACTAGAACTTTGTACCAATCATTAGTATCAACTTGTGAAACTGTTTTAGAGCCAAACCCAAACTCAGGCTCAACAAAAGGTGTTGACAAGTTTTATGTAGCTGGTATTGCTGCTGGAGCTTTAGATTTTAGATCAGGAGTTACTGTAGATGGTACACCTGGAACAGGTCAAGCAAATTTAGACGTAGCTGATGTAGATGCTACTTTAGGTTTTGTAGCTGGAGACGTTGTTCATGACGAAGATGATAGACTTATGGGTACAATAGCTAGTTTAGATTCTGATGATATAGTTATGACGGCAAATCTAGCAAACGCTGGTGTAAATGATAAGCTTATTTACAATATAAATCCTATAAGAATTATATTACATTTTTCAAAATAAAAACAAACAATTAATTTAAATTAAATAAAATGGCAAAAAAAGAAAAGGTTCTGGACCTTAAACCAGAAAAAATTTCTGACGAACAGTTAAAAAAATTACAAGAAACTATAAATGGTATTAATAGAGCTCAGTTAGAGATAGGTTCAATGGAAATAAGAAAACACGAGATGATGCATAATATAGCTAATTTAAGGGATAAAATAGCTTTAATGCAAAACGAGTTTGAAAAAGAATACGGTACTTACGATATAGACATACAAGACGGTACTATAAATTATCAAGACAATGGCGAAGTTAATAAGAAAGATTAGTATAGGTAAAGACTACAAAAACGACGCTATGCATTATGCTGTTGGTCAAGAAGTTTATGGTGGACATACTATTTCAGATATTATAGAAGAACAAGACAAATACTCTGTTTATATTAAAAAAAATAAAGATGTGTTACCGTGGAAAGACTTTAACAAAAACATGGCTGTATCTGTAGAATATAATCTAGAGTACTAATGAAAAGTGTTTACAACTTTGTTGTAACACCAAAAGGAGAAAGATATAATAATAAAAAGAAAGTTGGTGATTCAGAGTTGATACTTAATACTGAAATTTTTAATCATCAATATATAAATAGAGAAGCTATTGTTATATCAACACCTATTATTGGTGATACAGATATTAAACCAGGTGATACGGTTATAGTGCATCATAATGTTTTTCGTAGGTGGCACAACGTAAAAGGTGTAGAAAAAAATAGTAGAAGTTACTTTAACGAATCTACTTATTTTATAACTAACGATCAAATATATTTATATAAAAGAAAAAATAAATGGTTAGCACCAAAAGGTTATTGTTTTGTAAAACCTATAAAATCCACAAATAAATTTAATGTTGAGTCAGAAAAACCACTTCAAGGTATTGTTAAATATTCTGATGGTACAGTAGAAGTTAATGACTTAATAGGTTTTAGACCTAATAGTGAGTATGAGTTTATAGTCGATGGCGAAAGACTATATAGAGTTTTATCTAATTTTATTACAATTAAATATGAATATCAAGGAAACGAAAAAGAATATAATCCAAGCTGGGCGTAAAGCCGTTGATGAACTAATCAAAGTGGCAGAAGAAAAAATTATTACTAACACAGAAGATGACGTTAGTGCTGATAGATTAAAAAACGCTGCAGCTACTAAAAAATTAGCTATATTTGACGCTTTTGAAATATTAAATAGAATACAAGAAGAACAAAACCTACTTGAAGGTAAAACACCTGAAGAAACAAAAAAAACTGTATTTAGAGGGTTTGCAGAAGGAAGATCAAAATGATGTACGAACAGAACTTAGTTAAAATAATACAGCCTATTAAGTTAACAACTATTAAAAGGCTTAACAAATCTAAAAAATGGAAATATGGATACAATAAAGAACATGATGTCGTGGTTATATCAAAAACTGGTAAAATTGGGGAAATACTTGAGATCCAAGGCTTGCGCATTGCTTTGCCAATGTTGCCAGTGCGAGTGTATAGCAACGGACAAGACAAGTGGCAAAAAATAGAATACCCAAAAGAGTTAAGTAGATTAAAAAATATATTTGACTGGAGATCATACCCTGAAGACCAAAAAGAAAAGTGGTACGATTATATAGACGAAGAGTTTAAAAGAAGAGATGAAGGCTTTTGGTTTATAAACAAAGGAAAACCAACGTACATAACAGGTACACACTATATGTACTTACAATGGAGTAAAATTGATGTAGGTGCGCCTGACTTTAGAGAAGCTAATAGGTTGTTTTATATCTTTTGGGAAGCTTGTAAAGCTGATAAAAGATGTTATGGTATGTGTTACTTAAAGAACAGAAGATCAGGCTTTTCGTTTATGTCATCTGCAGAAACAGTTAATTTAGCTACAATATCAAGTGATAGTAGATATGGTATACTTTCTAAAACTGGTGCTGATGCTAAAAAAATGTTTACAGACAAGGTTGTACCTATTAGTATTAACTATCCGTTTTTCTTTAAACCAATACAAGACGGTATGGACAGGCCAAAATCAGAGCTTGCATATAGAGTACCAGCTAGTAAGTTTACTAGAAAAAAAATTACATCTAACGAACAGTTAGAAGATATACAAGGATTAGATACAACTATTGACTGGAAAAATACTGGTGATAATAGTTATGACGGTGAAAAGCTAGCTTTATTGGTGCACGATGAAAGCGGTAAATGGGAAAGACCAGATAATATATTAAATAACTGGAGAGTAACAAAAACATGTTTAAGGTTAGGTAGTAGAATTATAGGTAAATGTATGATGGGTTCTACTTCTAACGCGTTAGATAAAGGCGGTGAAAACTTTAAAAAATTATACAATGCGTCAGATGTCACTAAAAGAAATAGAAATGGTCAGACAAAATCTGGTTTATATTCTTTGTTTATCCCAATGGAATGGAACTACGAAGGATTTATTGATGAGCACGGAGTTCCAGTATTCAATACTCCTGACATCGACGTGTTTGCCCCAGATGGTGAACTAATAGATATAGGCGTAATAGACCATTGGAACAATGAAGCTGAAGGCTTAAAATCAGATCAAGATGCTTTAAATGAGTTTTACAGACAGTTTCCAAGAACTGAAGAGCACGCGTTTAGAGATGAAACAAAAAATAGTATATTTAATCTTATAAAAATATACGAGCAAATAGATTACAATGAAGAAATGGGTAGATCTCTTGGAGTTACAACTGGTAACTTTCAATGGGTTAATGGTGTTAAAGACACAAATGTTATATTTTATCCAGATCCAAAAGGCAGGTTTAAAATTAGTTGGGTACCACCTCAACACTTGCAAAACAAAATAGTAATTAAAAATGGTATAAAATATCCTGGTAATGAACACATAGGGGCATTTGGTTGTGACTCTTATGATATATCAGGAACCGTAGATGGTATAGGTTCTAAAGGAGCATTACACGGCTTAACCAAGTTTAGTATGGAGGACGCTCCTGCGAATAGCTTCTTTTTAGAATACTTGTCAAGACCACCTACGGCTGAAATATTCTTTGAAGATGTATTAATGGCATTAATATTTTATGGTATGCCAATACTTGCAGAGAACAATAAGCCAAGATTATTATACTATTTAAGACGTAGAGGTTATAGAGGTTTTAGTATGAATAGGCCAGATAAAGTTTGGAACAAGCTTTCTACAGCAGAAAAAGAAATAGGTGGAATACCAAACTCTAGTGAAGACATAAAGCAAGCTCATGCAGCTGCTATTGAAATGTATATACAAGATCATGTTGGTATGAAACAAGATGGTAGTTTTGGTAGTTTGTATTTTAATGAATTACTAAATGATTGGAGTAGATTTGATATTAACAAAAGAACAAAACATGATGCAACCATAAGTAGTGGTTTAGCTATCATGGCTAATAATAGACATTTGTACGCACCAAATGCTAAAATAGAAAAACCAAAATTAAATATACATATTGCTAAGTATTCAAACAAAGGTAGTATGTCTAAAATAATTAAAAAATAATATGAGGTATAATTTTCCAAGTCAAATTGTTAGTGATGCTGAAAAAATAAGCTATGAGTATGGGCTTAAAGTTGCAGAGGCCATACAGGGTGAGTGGTTTGATAAAGATAATCAAACTAGTAGGTATGACAATAACAGAAATAATTTTCATCAGCTAAGATTATACGCTAGAGGAGAACAATCAGTACAAAAATATAAAGATGAGTTATCTATAAATGGTGATTTATCTTATTTAAATTTAGACTGGAAGCCAGTACCTATTGTATCTAAGTTTGTAGATATAGTTGTAAATGGTATTGCTGAAAGAACATATGATATAAAAGCTTATTCGCAAGATCCTTTTGGTGTTAGTAAACGTACTGAGTATATGAATCAGATAATGTCTGATATGAGAACCAAAAGCTTAAAAGAAATGGTTAAATCAGAGTTTAATTTAGATTTATTCGAAACAGATCCATCAATGTTACCTGATTCACAAGAAGAATTAGATTTACATATGCAGCTTAATTATAAGCAAGCTGTTGAGATAGCAGAAGAACAAGCTTTAAATACATTGTTAGAAGGTAATAGATACGAGCTTATAAAAAAGAGATTTTATTATGATTTAACTGTTTTAGGTATAGGTGCTACAAAAACTAATTTTAACACATCAGAAGGTGTTACTGTTGATTATGTTGATCCAGCTAACTTAATATACTCACACACTGAAGATCCTTATTTTGAAGATATATATTACGTTGGTGAAGTTAAAACAATACCTATAAACGAGTTAATAAAAGAGTTTCCACAATTAACACAAGAAGATTTACAAGAAATAGTTGACAAAGGTAGATCTGGCTATAACAAGTACGAAAATAATAGGTATAGAGAAAACGATCATGATAAAAATAAAATAGATGTACTTTATTTTAATTATAAAACTTACATGAGTGAGGTTTATAAAATTAAAGAAACAGCTAGTGGTGCTGATAAAGCTATTGAAAAAGATGATACTTTCAACCCACAAGACAATGAAAACTTTAGTAAAGAGTCTAGAAAAATGGAGACTTTGTACGAAGGCGCTTTAGTACTAGGCACTAAAAAACTTTTAAAATGGCAAATGGCTAAAAACATGATGAGGCCAAAAAGTGATTTTACTAAAGTTAAAATGAACTATGCTATTGTAGCTCCTCGTATGTATGAAGGCCGTATTGATTCATTAGTAAAACGTATTACTGGTTTTGCTGATATGATACAACTCACGCATTTAAAACTACAACAAGTTATGTCTCGTATGACACCTGATGGTGTTTATTTAGACGCTGACGGTCTTGCTGAAATAGACTTAGGTAATGGTACTAACTATAACCCACAAGAAGCATTAAACATGTTTTTCCAAACAGGTAGTATTATTGGAAGAAGTTTTACTTCTGAAGGTGATATGAATCCTGGTAAAATACCAATACAAGAAATACAATCAGGTAGCGGAGGGGCTAAATTACAGTCACTTATAGGTAATTATAATTATTACTTACAAATGATTAGAGACGTAACCGGTTTAAACGAAGCTAGAGATGCTGCTAATCCAGATCCTAAAGCTTTAGTTGGTGTACAAAAGCTTGCTGCTGCTAATAGTAATACAGCAACTAGACATATATTACAAGGTGGTTTATTTTTAACACAACAAGTTTGTGAGTGTTTATCACTTAGAATATCTGATATTATAGAATATGCACCAACTAAAAAAGCGTTTATACAACAGATAGGCGCACACAACGTTGCTACACTAACTGAAATGTCACAGTTACATTTATATGATTTTGGTATATTTATACAATTACAACCAGATGAAGAAGAAAAAGCTATGCTTGAAAATAATATACAAGCAGCATTAGCGCAACAAAACATAGAGCTAGAAGATGCTATTGATCTTAGAGAAATTAAAAATATTAAACTTGCTAATCAATTATTAAAGATTAGAAGAAAAAAGAAAATAGATCGTGATCAAAAAATACAGCAAGAAAATATGCAAGCACAAGCTAACGCTAATATACAGCAGCAACAAGCGGCGGCTGAATTTGAACAGCAAAAACAAGCAGCTCAAGCTAATACGGCTATACAAATAGCTACTGCTCAAAATCAACTTGAAATAGAAAAGTTATATCAAGAAGCAGAGGTTAAAAAATTGTTAATGGAAACTGAGTTTAAGTTTAACATGCAGTTAAAAGGATTAGAAGTACAAGGTAAAAGATCTGTTGAAACAGAAAAAGAAGACAGAAAAGACAAAAGAACAAAAATACAAGCTACACAACAAAGTGAGCTTATAGACCAAAGAAAAACAGGAAAACCACCTAAAAACTTTGAATCATCAGGTAATGATATAATGGGTGGTATTGACTTATCACAATTTGGTCCTAGATAAAAATTATTAACTATTATTATATTATATTATGGCAGAAAAAGAAAAGCCAGTAGCGGATAACGAAACTGGTAAAATAAAAGTAAAAGCAAAAAAAGAAAAACAACCTGATAATAGCGAGACTAAAGGTAACGTTACAAAGGTAAAAGCTAAAATGAAACAACCAGCTGAAGATTTAAGTGAAGCTGTTGTGCATAAAGTTAACTTAGATAAACCAATAAAAAAAGAAGAAGATGCCGTTTCGGAGCAAAGCACAAATGAGGTTCCTGTACAAGACAAACCCGAAGTTAGCGGAGAAGTACAAGAAGAAAACATCAAAACAACAAATGAAGAACCTGCCGGAGAAAGTGGCGCCGTTCAAAATGAAGAAACACCCGTTGTTGAGGAAATAACAACAGATAAAGTTGAAGAGCAAGTTAAAGAAGTTGAAAAAGAAGTTATAAAAGCTGTAACTAAATCTGAAGAACAAGGTGTAGAGCTTCCTGAAAACATACAAAAATTAGTTGGCTTCATGCAAGAAACTGGTGGTGATATAAACGATTATGTAGCTTTAAATCAAGATTATTCAAAGTTAGATAATCATACTTTGTTAAAAGAATATTATAAATCAACAAAACCTCATTTATCAGATGATGAAATTGAGTTTGTTATGGATGATACTTTTGCTTATAACGAAGAAGATCACACAGAAATAGAAATAAAAAGAAAAAAATTAGCTTTGAAAGAGCAAGTTGCTCAAGCAAAGCAACACTTGGAAAGTGTAAAATCCAAATACTATGAAGATATTAAAAGCGGATCGAAGCTCACTGCTGAGCAACAAGAAGCTATTAATTTCTTCAACAAATACAACGAACAATCGGAGTCTTATAAAGAGTCTGTTGACATTTTTAAAAATAAAACTGAAAATGTTTTTAACAATGAGTTCAAAGGTTTTGAATATAATGTTGGAGATAAAAGGTTTAGATTTAACGTCAAAGACGCTAACAAAGTAAAAGAAACTCAAAGCGACATTAATAACTTTGTCAAAAGGTTTTTGAACAAGGATAATACAATGGAAGACGCTGCAGGTTATCATAAAGGACTTTTTACCGCTATGAACGCGGATCAAATTGCAAATCATTTTTATGAGCAAGGCAAGGCTGATGCATTAAAAGAAAGTATTGCTAAATCTAAAAATGTAAGTATGGATCCGAGACAAGCTCATAATGAAAATGTCAATACTAGTGGTTACAAAGTTAGAGCACTTAATAATGATGATTCTGGTTTTAAGTTTAAAATTAAAAGAAAACAATAACAATTTAAAATTTAAAAATTATGGCAATTTCAAATCCTGGTGGTAACTTAAATAGTGTACCTGCTCCACAGCAGCAAGCACTATCTACGAACTACATTGATTTTACTGCTTCTGGTATAAACTGGGGGCAACAATATTTACCAGACCTAATGGAGAAAGAAGCTGAAGTTTTCGGACCGAGAACTATTTCAGGTTTCTTATCACAAGTTGGGGCTGAAGAGTCTATGACTGCTGACCAAGTTATTTGGTCTGAGCAAGGTAGATTACACCTTTCATTTAAAGGTCACATTGAATCACACTCAGGTGGTACTGCATCTGGTGGACAAATTGAATTAGAAAAAGACATTGATGGTTTAGGTGTCGTTTCTGGTTCTTTACCTATCCGTGTTAACGATACTATTCTTGTAGCTAACTCTGAAGGAGTTGTTAGATGTATCGTTGAAGCTGTTGGTAACACAGTTATTGACATACAACCTTATTCTCATGCTAACTTAAGTGATGCTGGTATAACAACTACTGGTGGAACTGAAGACACAACTATATTAGTTTATGGTTCTGAATATGGTAAAGGTATGAGCTACTTAACTGCTGGTGATGGTTCATCTACTGATACTAGAGGTGCTATTGAGCCAAGATTTAAAAGCTTTTCAAACAAGCCAATTATCATGAAAGATTACTACGAGGTATCAGGTTCTGATACAGCTAGAATTGGTTGGGTTGAAGTAGCTTCTGAGTCTGGACAATCAGGTTACTTATGGTACTTAAAAGCTGAAGCTGACACAAGAGCACGTTTTACTGACTACATTGAAATGGCAATGTTAGAAAGTGAATTAAACGCTGCTGCATCTACAATTGATGGATCTGCACTTGTTGCTGGTTCTGAATCTGGTGCTGGAAACGTTGGGACTGAAGGTTTATTTGCTGCTATTGAAGATAGAGGTAATATAACTACTGGTGTTACTGGTGTTAATGCGGCTACTGATTTAGCTGAGTTCGATGCAATACTTGCTGAGTTTGATAAGCAAGGTGCTATTGAAGAAAACATGTTATTCTTAAACAGATCTACTAGTTTAGCATTTGATGATATGTTAGCTTCAATGAACTCTTATGGAGCTGGTGGTACTTCTTACGGGGTATTTGATAACTCTGAAGATATGGCACTTAATTTAGGTTTCTCTGGTTTCCGAAGAGGTTCTTATGACTTCTACAAGTCTGACTTTAGATACTTAAACGACAAAGCTACTAGAGGAAGTATTAACGATGCTAACGCTACTAATGCTATTAGAGGTGTTGTTATACCTGCTGGTACATCAACAGTTTATGACCAAATGTTAGGTAAAAACCTTAAGCGTCCTTTCTTACACGTAAGATATAGAGCTTCACAAACTGATGACCGAAGAATGAAGACTTGGGTTACTGGTTCTGTTGGTGCTGCTACATCTGCTTTAGATGCGATGCAAATACACATGTTAACTGAAAGATGTTTAATTGTACAAGGTGCAAACAACTTTATGTTAATGAAGTAAACTATTTTTAAAAGACCGGGGCTTCGGCCTCGGCCTTTTATTTTATTAATTTTATTATATATTATA